CCACTGTTGCTGAATGCCCTGTCCGGCAAAGTAGAGCGTTCCTTTCCCGTCTTTTGCGTTCAAATGGTCTATTACCCCCATTAAACGATCGCTACCGGCGCGCGGTGCATTCTCATCGAATAAGTTGAGCTGGGCCACGCCCTGGCTGAAGAAATCCCCGAGCATAATGCCGGCTTTCTGGTACCGGTGCCCATCCTGCCAGATTTTGTCCAGGCACTTTACAGCAGCATTGATAATGTCGCGGGTATCCTGCGTTGGCGTGAGCAATTTCATTGAGGCGCTATTGCCGTAGTATGGCTCGTTAAGTGCAAAGGGAGAGGTTTTCACGAATGCAGAAATAAAGCGGCAATACTGATGCTCGCCGCGAAGCTTTTCGGCACCACGCGCTGCATAACTGCAGATAGCCTGGCGCATCTGTTCGTACTCGGTAACGCGTTCGCCGAAGGACCGACTGCAGACGATTTCCTGTTTTGCCGGTGCAAACTCTTCCAGATCAAGACAAGGCTCGCCACGCAGCTCGCGCACCGTTCTCTCCAGCACGACATTGAAGTGTTTGCGGATAACGGCGATATGCGTGTCCGCCAGGTCGAGCACGGTTTTGATACCCATGGCTTCCAGCTTCTTGCTGATGCGGCGGCCAACGCCCCACACTTCATCTACTGGCAGCAATGCCATGAGCTTCCTCTGGCGATCCACATTCGACAGGTCCACCACACCGCCGGTGGCTTTCCATGTCTTTGCCGCGTGATTTGCGAGCTTGGCCAGGGTCTTTGTTTGGGCGATCCCAACGCCGACAGCCAGACCGGTATTCCTGCGCACTGCATCTTTCAGCTCGTTACCGAACTCCTCCAGCACCCTGCAGTTACGCACGCCAGTAAGGTCACAGAAGGCCTCATCGATGCTGTAAATTTCGACGCGTGGGCTCATTTCCTCCAGCGTTGTCATCACCCGGTTGCTCATGTCAGCATAGAGCTCATAGTTTGAACTGAAGCAAACCACGCCCTGCTGCCGGAAGTAATCCTTACACTTGAAGTACGGATCGCCCATTTTAATGCCGAGCTTTTTTGCTTCCGCTGAGCGGGCGATCACGCAGCCGTCATTATTCGAGAGCACGACAACTGGCTTCCCCCACAGGTCAGGCCTGAATACCGTCTCACAGCTCGCATAAAACGAGTTCACATCTACCAGGGCGAACATCACATCACCGGATTGTCGTCGACCCATACCGGGCTAATGGTATGCGTAACTACACCAACCAGGCGAACATCATCAAGTGCCTCGCCTTCGATGGACTCACCATCATCAGTGATCAGTGCATCACCGGCCCAGTACGCATGCTGCTGGCGGCCGCAAAACCAGATGAGCAATGTATCTCCCCGCTTAAACAGCGTTGAGCTCTCTATAACATCATACCCTTCCTGCGTTTCGACAATGCTGGAAGAAGGAGGAAGGAATGGCTCTGCGGCCGCAACAAAGTCGGCGTGCATGTCTTCTGTGCTTGGCATGATCACATCACATATTAACTGTACATAAACACAGTATTATTAATGTTGGTAGTTAGGTCAATGTTCAAACCAAAGAGAATGATCGGATTACTCTTAACTGTTAAAATCACTCGCCTTTTAACAGACAAGAAAGTTGATGATGATTGCCAACATTCAGTATTTGCGGTTTCTGGCCGCCTTCCTCGTGATTTATGCTCACGCAAATCTTGCCGTTTATGGCATTACCCCACAGATAACAAACCTTGGTGGTGTTGGTGTTGACATATTTTTCATCATCAGCGGTTTTATCATGCCGTACATCATTTACGGCGGGCTCTATAAGGATGGCATGACGCCAAAATTAACGCCGCTGGGCTTCATAAAGCGCCGCATAACTCGCATATGGCCTTTGTACCTTGTGGCAACACTAGTCGTTGTGTTCATATCATGGCTGGTTGATTCTGGTGCTATATCCCAACCTACTGCAGATTTTGCATATATCTTCAACGGCTCGCGGCTAGACCTCATGTGGATCATCAAAACGATGACGTTCATGAACTTCGACAAGCCACCAATCCTTGGCATCGGCTGGACTTTGCAGTTTGAATTCCTGTTTTATTTCTTGCTTGCGGGCCTGCTTGCGATTGGCATTAAAAAAGCCAACTCACTCGAGTTTTATTCAGTCTGCGCCCTGGTAGTTTTCGGTGCTGGTAACGCACTGGCTCACGGCGAAAGTAAGGTTCTGGTTACGCTATCCAGCCAGATGTTTATCGAATTCATCCTCGGCATGTATCTTTACCGCATGTACTCAGCAGGATGCGTCCTGCCGAAGTGGTTGGCGTGGATTGGCATAGCTTCTTTCTTCCCGCTTTTTGCGTTCGCTAACTCGGGTGTGTTTGCCTATAACGACTATTCTCGTCTGCTTACCTGGGGCATACCGGCGTTCGTGATTGTCTGGTCAGCGCTGAGCCTTGAAGGGGTTATTCCTCACAACCGCACTTTCCTGCTACTGGGCGACTCATCTTACAGCCTGTACCTGTCTCACGGTATTTCAGCGCCGGTATTTCTGTTTATCTGGACGCAACTTGGCCTCGATAAGACAGTGAGCATAGTTCCTTATGTTATCGTCTATTACATCTACTGCCAGGTTATCGCCCTTGCCTGCTATAAACTCATTGAAAAGCCTGTTAATGGCTGGATAAAGAAAAAAGCATACGGAAAAGCTAAATGAAACACTTAAAGATACTTGCATGCCTGTTTATTTCTCTTTCCTCTAGCGCGGAACTTCCAGCGCTGGCTGATAAATACATAACGTGCAATGATGTTTCTTGCAGCAATTATGTCGTTAATAAATTTAACATCCACCCTTCATTCTTTGGTGGTCATTATGTTTATTCGGACATGGTTTACGCATCCAAGGAATACAAGAACGAAGGGTTACTTTTTACTCCTGAAGGTCCGGTAATGGTGTTTAATCAGATGACCGGGAAACTTTTAGTCGCCGGGAAAGATTTTTCCGTCCATGGCGATCAAGTGTCTTTCCCTTCTTCAACAACCGTTGACCTTGCACCTGTTGGTTTCAGCAAGCCGGAGAAAGAAGATAAGGATTTTAACGTAAGAGTGACTCTTGAGTATCCATTCCATCAGATGTCTGTTTCATACAAAAAAAATGAAAGCATGCGACTTTTAATGAGTGGCAGCATTACAGACCTGAGGAAAATAATTAAAGATAAGAAAGATCTAAAGATAACTTACTTCGGAGATAGCATAACGTTTGGCGCAAATGCTACAGGGGTCTACTCCGCGCCAAATCAGCCACCTTTTGCTGACCTTACTTCTGCGTACCTTGCGATGATTCGTGGCGGGGATGTGCAGTGGTACAATCCATCTGTACCTGGATGGAACAGTGCTAATGCAGTTAGCGATGAAACTGGTCGAATGCTAAAGTTTGATTCAGACGTTTATGTGATTGCATTTGGCGTGAATGACAGCAATGATATAGAACCTAAAATATTTGTTGCTAACATTGAAAAACTTATTAAAGACATTAAGTCCAAAAATAAGCATGCGCGAATCGTATTAATGTCACCGACACGCCCAAATCCAGAGTGGGCATTGCCTAAGAAAGAGTACTTTGAAGGATACAGGAAGGGGCTGAGTGGACTCTCAAAAAAATATGAGCGCACCACTTTCATAGATATTACAGATGTGTGGAATCAGATTCTGAAACGCAAGAACATATGGGCAATAACTGGAAATGGGGTGAATCACCCTGGTGATTTTGGTCACAGAGTAATAGCGGAGGCGCTACTCACCGCCTTCCTTGGCGATGACTTCTCTTAAACAATCTTAAGGAAGTTAGAAGCGTCTTTGTAAATGGTGCCCGCGGGGGCACCAGATATCTCTGCCAACGTTTTAACGTTCTTTAGCGCAACCATACCATTCGTAGACAACTCAATACAGGCTACGCCACCATTCATATTAATTTTAAGGGTTCCTACAGCGCTCCCGCCATTTGTGCTTGTCCATTCCAAAGAAGCGATATCTAATGAAGCACCGCTGTTAGATGTTCCCTGCAGTTTGATTCTGGCTGTACCAGTACCGTTAATTCTAAATGCTGCGTTGGTGCCGTTTTGCATTAAATGGTCATATGGCTCTTTTGGGTATAAAGTATGAATGCCTACAAATGGCAGGTCATTAGCTCCGCCACCTGCAGGCGCCCATGAAATAGCTGGGATTAATGAGTTAGCAAAAAGAGCACCTGATTTCGCGTTACTGTTCACCGCTGGACTGCCATCGTTGATGCCAGAACCTATCGCAAGTGAACCGCCATAAGCCTGAATATTCTTCCCTATAGCAAGTGATCCATCTCCTGCTGCGCGGGTTCGATATCCTAAAGCTGTCGCACCGATACCATCGCTAGCAACTCCACCAGGATCTGTTGTGTACCCTGGCCGGGCTTGCGTGAGGTAACCAGCTGCAAAAGCAGCCCTGGACAATGCCTCTGTTTCTTCACAAAAAGCGGCGGATTTTGCTCCGAGTGCAATTACGTTTTTACCGAACGCAAAGGAGCAATAACCCTCACCATTTGGCGACGTAATATCATCTGGGTTACCAGTTGCACAACCTGCACCACCTGCTAAGGATGCCACTCCGTAAGTGACACAGTCATGGCCGAATGTCGCGGTATAAACAGAAAACGATGCCCCATTTCGCCCAAATGAAACAGAATAATCGCCAATATTGGCAGGATCGCCCCATGAGTTTTTAGAGGGCAATCCGCGCCAAAAGTTTTTCTCATCATCAAGTGGTGTTAAATCAGAGCCACCTACGCGCAGCCAGCCCTTAATCTTATCGAACGCCCAGATAAGCCCCCTCGTTAAGCTCGAACCTGATGGAATACCATAGTTAACTTTCTGCCCAATCAGCTTCATGCCGTCGTCTTGTGCCAATTGCTTCCTGAGCACGTCACTCACATCGACAGGCTGCCACTTTCCTTCCCCGACTCCGCCAGCAGACGCTGGGGTAGAACCAGCTGGGACAGTTTTTGGCAGAGTTTCGAGATCATCCCAGCGGTACCAGATATTAGTGCTTTCATCCTGCAGAAGATCGCCAGCTGACGTCACAGTGCCGCCATCCTGGAAAGAGCCTTCAAGACTCCATCCGAGGTTATAAATTTGCTGCAGCACCAGCTGTTTTAGCCCTTCAATCGTGTAATGGGCATTACCAAAACGATCAAGGTATTGCTGGGTAAATGAGGTGACGAATTCGTCAATTTTCCCAGCGTTGAATTTCAGGTCGCGAGGTGATTCACTTGGTACAGCGTCTTGCGTCGGTTGCGTAGCCATATTGATTCCATAAAAAAACCCGGCGCGGTGGCCGGGTTGAGGTGATCGGGATAGGTCTTATTGGTAAATCAGATCGCTATACTCAGCGAGGGTTAATGAGGTGCTGCCCTTGCCGTCTGGTTGCTTGGCGGTGATAGTCCACTGCCCTGCATCAAGCTCCTGAGACGTGGCAATGACGTATCGGGAAGGTGACTGGACATCGAAACCATCAAACAGATTGAGCTCGATATTCGGGATTGCTGCCGTAAAGCCGAAAGCAGTATCAGCACGCGGAGAAGCCGGGTATCGCGCCGTGGTGGCGCCGAACGAATCCGTGACCTGCACAAACATGGCTCCGGAGAAATTGATGCGCTCACTGGTTTCGAAGTTATTCCCGACTCGCGACACGATATAACCGGCCTGCTGGTTGGTGTCGTATGTATCCGGCACCTGAACCATATCGCCAATGTTTACCCACTCTCCGTCTGCCATGGCGGTGATTTGCATGGTCATGCGGGAGTAGATAAGCCGCTTGCACTCGCGCAGCGCGCGCTCGTCGGCCTGAAAGCGATTCCTGACGTACAGCATTTCGAACTTCTTCGCTTTGGCCGGCGTTCCTTCAATGATGGAATTGCCTGATATCCGGTACCTGACAAAGTCCTGCTTATTGGTGTCCGGGTTGCGATACTGCACCTCTACGCCGTCATAGCCGCCAGGAAGCGTCATGTCGTAGGAGAGCGAGTAGCCATCAGGCCTGGTGTTTGATCGGTTAAATATCGTGGCCGCAGACGCCTTTTTGCCATCTCGGGTGAATGAAAGCACGCCGTTGTCGTCGTAAACCGATACGCTGGCGGCGTCGCAGATAGTCTCCATGCGCGAACCGAGCGACACATCCTCATCGTCAAAGGTGAAATCGAAATACCCCAGACGCGGGTCGATAGCGTCAATTTGAGCCTGTATCTGGTAGAGACCGTAAATATCAATGCTCGACTCCGGTTGCTGCCCGACCACCAGCCAGTTAAACAGCGCAATATCTGCAAACTTGCGCGATGGCCTGAGCGTGTAGTCGACCTGATGCGTCGTCATGTTGTAGCTGATGACGTGGCGGGTGATCAGCGCGTTGTACTTCCTGTCGCGCCCGCTAGAGGCATTCTCGGTGGCCCGGACTTTCACCATTACCAGCGAATCTTCAGCGTGAACGACGTTAGTTCTGACGTTTACCGCATGGATCTCTTCAACCTGCAACTTGCTCGCGTCGCTGCTGTTATCGGTCCTCTGGAAGGTGATGGCATAGCGTCCAAACCCGCCAGATGGAGTGAGCTTGTCAGTCCGGTTAAATGTCTCCGACATGTAGTCGTGCGGAGTGGTCTGCCGGTAGGTGAACGTCTGTTCAGTTCCCGGGATCAGGTTGTTGTCATTGTCCACTTTCCAGATGTTTACCACCCAGTTTGTTTCGCTGTTGCCGCCGAGCCCGGATTGCGTATGCAGCCACAGCTGACTTGATGGAATCGGCGAGAAGAACGGACCGACGATCAGCGCGGCGTTATCGTTCAGGATGAACTTGGTTGTGTTGATTGTTGCGCCCTGAATTGGGATTGACGGTCCATTCAGATTGTCGAACGTGAACGTGTAGTAATATTTCGGGTTAACTACGGCACCGTCGTTCGTTTCAGCAAAACTGATGAGTCGCCCGGACAGCGTGACATCTTCAGTGCGCGTTCCGCCGGTGATCGGGTACGTCACGTTGATAGTGAACGTTACCGGGTGAGGGAATGTCAGGTCAGCGAAGTAGTCGAAGTCCGCCTGTTTAACGATTTTCATCGCAATCTGTCCGCCAGCATACACTCCGCTGATGACGGTGTTTGCTGTGGCAGTCTCGATCGGGAAATCGTCGCTTTCGTTAAGGCCTGGCACTTCCTGCCCGTCGACATCGTCGAACTGATAGCCCTCATTCACGACCGGGATGACATCGCCTGGCTGGTAAATGGTGTAGCTGGCTCCAGCCATAGAACCGAGATTCGACTCAGAGAAGCGGACTGACGTAACGTCGTATTTCCCCAGACCGAATACCATCAGCTCAGTGATGTATTTCAGGTTGTTGTCATATTCGAAAATGGATTCCTGCCCAAGATCAGGAAAAGAGCGAATCTGGCCGAAATTGTCCGGTTTTGCCTCGCCATTTCGCGCGATGTTAGTCTGCCCCTTCAGGCTGTTATTAGGTGAGGTTTTGCTGTTTCCGGCACCGGCGTTCGTGTTTGGCTTCGGCATCAGCGAAGACAACACCTTTTGGGTGAACTTGATTGGGTTCAGGTGCTCGAGAGGGTTTAACAACGTGCCGACAAGGCCGCCGTTCTTCGGCTGGTCGAAAATTATTACCCGGTGGTTGTCCTGAAGTGCAAACTCCAGCTCATCATCTGGTTGCAGCTCTTTGCCGTTAACGTTGATGCGAATATCGCGGTGAAAACTTTCCTGCTCAAGCCATTCTGAAAATACCGTGCCGGATTTAACAATCGCCCGGTCCTTCGGCATCCCCGGAACGCGCTGAATCTCGATTACCGGCATAGGTGTAAAACTCCACTCTGGTGAATAGCTTCTGAATTGTCCGGATGGCGTCGAACCTGACGTGTCCATTTTCTCCGCGACTGTGCAGCGCGCGACCGTCGACAATCAGGCCGACATGAACAGGCTGGCTGCCAACCCAGCCGACGAAGATCCCGTCCTCATTGAATGTGTCAGCACGCTGCCAGAAAACGACATCAGCGTCATAGCACGTCATGAAGTCGCGCCCGGATTCGTAATCCACAGTCTGGTGAATCTCTATCCCCAGAACGTTACGGTAATAGAGCACCACCAGTCCCCAGCAATCAGCAGCGTCAAAGCTGCAGGCGCGGTTACTCCATGGAATGCCCTCAACCCTCGAGATGAAATCGTCTTTAAGCATTCTGGAGCCCCGGATATTCTTCGACTGTGTACAGCCGCCCGACGTTACGGTTAAGCGGGTTAACACGCGTCAGGCTGCACGTCACGTCCTTGTCGTCCATCGAGCAGTCACTGACGTAGAGAGTCCACGACTTGATGGCCGTGGACATATCGGCTGTGTCAAATTGCTGATACGTCGCCGAGATAGGCGTAATGCGCGAGTAGGCTTTCCACTGTTTGAGCTGTTGCTTGAAGTCCTGCGCCAGGCGGCCAAATTTGACGGTGCTGTCAAGGATAGGCGTGTTGCTCTGCTGACTTTCGGTTAACTCCATGCGGCATGGTGTGTAGACCTGGCCGCCAAGCGTTTTGGGGAAAATCTGGTTATTAACGAGCCTGATATAGCCAAAGACCGGGCTGTAAAACGTGATGGTTTCGTACAGGATTCGGTTTGGCCTTCGGCTCTGAAATTCTCTGAGCGTCGGCATTATGGCACCTTCGGTAAACTCTCCGGGTCGCGCCCGTCAGGATAGCCCGTGACAATGATATCCAGCCATGAAGCCCATGGTGGCGGAAGCTCAACAATAATGTCGTCAAACTCGTCATCTGAGTTAACCAACTCGCGCGCAACGACATCACCGCTCCACGTGAAAATAGACCCAGACTGTGACCATGACGGCCAGGAGAGAAAGTGCAATTCCTGCACCTCTACGCCTGTGTCTCCGGTCCCGGTGCCAAGCGGCATCGTAAACCACTGATTGCAGTTGTCGAGGTAGTTAGGGCTGCGCAACCACTGCATGAATGCCCGGTGCTGATCCTGGGTGAATATCCACGTCAACGAGAAGGACGTCTTCAGGTCGTCTGTTAATTTCTGAAACACCGGCACGCCGACCGTAGGCTGGTCGACGCGAAACCCGGTGTCTGTAGTTGGTGATTTCCCTTTCTGGGCCAGCGGCAACCAGTCAGGGTACGGAATTGGCATGTTATCCCCTTGCTTTGCGTGGTGCCTGATGATTCTGCTGGATGGCCTGGCCGATGCGGCCGCCCTGGTTAATGTCCGCCACAATCATATCGATGGTCACACCGTTACCGTTCTGGGTCGCCTGCGCGTCGACAGTTGCACCGGTATAGTTCTGAATGTTGATAGTGACAGGCACAGAACCGCCGCCGGAACCGGCATTCATCTGCTTGTTGCTGATGACCTTGCCGTTGTCGCCGGGGATCATGTACTGGCTGCCGTTCGACGCCTGATAGATTTCAGGCATACCGCCTTCACCTACCTGATACGTACGGCCCGCAGATACCGGCCCGCCGTTCTTACGCTTGCCAGCAATACCACCAGCCAACGCCATAGCCGCGATAAGAGCTGCAATACCGATCGCCGCAGCACCACCGAAAGAACCGATTGAGGCGACGGCTGCAGCTGGCGTCCAGACTGCCATTGTTGTCGTGGCCGCCGCGGTGCTTGCCGCAGTGGTTGTCGCTAATCCTGCGGTTTGAGCCGCAGTGGTTGTGGCTATCGCAGAAGTTTGCGCAGCAGCACCCATCACGGCTGATTTAACCCAGTCGACTCCCATCTGAACGAAGCCGTTAATCAGGCTATTCAGGGCGTTGCTGGCGAGAGATTGCATTGCCTCCTGTGCCGACATGCTTCCGGTCAGGATCCCGGTAAAGGCATTGGATGCATTGCCTGCGAGAGAGTCAAAACTCGCGGCCAGCAACTCATTACCCATACTCTGGTTGCGGAAAATCTCCCACTGGGCAGCGATGCGCGCCTGCTCATACTGCGTGTCAGTTGCAGCACGCAATGCCATGGCGTTCTGGTGTGTAATCAGCCCCTGCTGCTCGTATGACTGAATAAGCGCGAGTTTCTGGGCGTTCTCGTTAGCCAGCTGCTGAACAGGGTCAACTCCGCCGACAGCCTCCTGCTGTGGCGTTACGGCCTGTTGAGCCTGAATTTTCGCGAGGTTAGCCTGGTGCGTTGCCGCCAGTCTTTCTGAAGTCTGGTTGTACTGCTCCTGGCTGATTTTCTTCGCAGCCAGCGCTGTATTCAGATCCTCAACATCCTGTTTGTAACTGGCATTTTCGCGCGCTTCTGGCAGCAGTTTCTCAGCTGCGGCCTGCGCTTTGAGTGCGTTGGCTGTATCCCATTTTGTAGCCGCTTACTTACCTGCCAGGGCTACCTGTTCCTTGGTGGCGCCTTTCCCGAGCGACTGCTGTGCAGCCAGGATGGCCTGCTCGCGGCTCAGCTTGTTCGTTGAGTCGGCGGCAAGTTCTGACTGCTGTTTGAGGTTCGCCAGCTTCTGGGCAATAGAATCAGCCTGGGAAGCTCCCTTCTTCTGCTCAGACTGAAGCGTCTTCTGCGCCTGAGTATTTTTGTACGTAGCAGCAGCATCATCTTCCATCTGCTTGGCGTGCGGATCATCCTTCGCAAACCCGGCATCTTCGGCGGCGTATTGCGCCTGCAGCCGCGCGCGGGCCTCGCCCTGTAGTTTGGACAGAGCAAGGTTTCGCTCAGACTGCTTGATGAGGTTCTTCTGCCCGGCCGTGAGGTTGTCAGTGGACTTGTTGAGGCTGTCGACGTTGATCTTCGCGTTGGCCGCCTCTCTCGCCAGATCGACAAGCTTACCTGCCAGTTCAGCAATGGCCGACTGACCATCTTTTGAGGAGGACTTCATTTCCTGGAGTTTTTTCGCCAGTTCCTGAAGTGCTTCCGGCGACGGGTTGTTGCTCAGGTCTGATAACTCTCTTGCCAGATCAAACGCTGATTGCTTACTGATGCCCAGGCGAGAAGAAAGCGTGCTGACTGTTGAAGATAAAGAGTTAACAATGCCAGAGGCATATTGCCCCTGACTGTTGGCCTGTTGAATGGCCTGGCTCCAGTCATTTGTGGTAACACCAAGCGCCGAAAGCTCATCGTTGAACTTCTTAATGCTTGGAGACGCGCCGCCAACCGCCGCGAGTGCGCGATCGCCTAACGTAATGAAAGCATCAGACGCGTCACTAATGGCCTTCGGAATCTTTGAGATGGCCTGGTTATACTCGAGCAGCGCCTGATTGCGTAGCAAAGTAGCCACGTCGGCATTTACCCTGGCCAGAGCTGCATACTTGTCGGATAGAGCTGCCACGCCCTGCGAGGAAATGGTGATCACCTTATCCATCGCTTCTGCTGCGTCTTTCAGCGCATCCATGGCGTTCTTACCGCCATTTAGGGAAGTAATCAGCACGCCTGCGATAACAGAACTCAGCGCAATCACAGCACCAACCACAGCCCCGCCAGGACCGAACGCCCCGGCAAGCTGCGAGCCCTGCTGAGCGAAAGCCACCAGCGCAGACTGTCCTCCCTGCACCTGCACGATGAAGTCCTGTACCTGATAACCGGCCTGCTGCATGCTGGTTTTCCAGCTGCCAGTCCCTTTTGCACCATTTTCAACACCGGTTTTCATATCATACAGACGACCAGTCAGCTCGCCGATCTTCTGCTTCTCTTCGTCGGTGGCTTTCGACCCTGCACGCAACTGTGCGGCCAGAACTGCGGCGCTACGCGCGCCATTCTCCTGCGCTTCGTCCAGCACAGCCAGCTGGTTACCCAGCGCCTCGATGATGGATTCTGCTCGACTGAATTCACTGCTCGCGCCGCCGGTACCGCTGCGGGCCTCTTCCATTGCGCGGGCAATTCCGCTCACGTTGGTGTTCAGCTTGCGCAGTTGGTTATCCATGGAGT